ATATGGTACAGGTCCAATATCGCGCCCAGCAGGCATTGTTGCCAAAGCTGCAGGCGCTTTAAGTGATATACCTGGTATAGGTATGTATGCGCGTGCCACACAAATGGCCGCAAATTCAGTATCAGGTATCGCTTCAATGTTTGGTTATTCAAGACCAGTCGAGCTTGCGAATATTACACCGTATAAGCCAACGTTGTTAGGAAATATGGCTAACACCAATGTTCCTGACACGTCACAGAAATTAACCTTGGATGTCAAACAAGAGCTAACAGTCGATCCTAGAGTTATGGGTCTTGGTTCAACAGATGAGATGACAATCAAATCTATTGCACAAAGAGAATCCTTTCTTACTCAATTTGGATGGGCTGTGGCTGATTCCGCAGAGACACTATTGTGGAATACGGAAGTTTCACCTGTGTTATGGAGTGAGCTGACTGGAACAAATAACGAGCTTCATATGCCCGCTTGTTGTTTTGCTGCTCTTCCATTTCGCGGGTGGAGAGGAACCATGAAGTTTCGTTTTCAAGTGGTTGCATCGTCCTTTCATAAAGGTCGTCTCAAGATCACTTACGATCCATCATATCCTCTTACAAACGAGTATAACACAAATTACACATATATTATCGATCTTGCAAAAGAACGAGATTTCACTGTCGCGGTTGGTTGGGGTCATGAGAAGAGTGTAATTAATCACCGCAGTCCAGGGGCAGACGCCGTACCGTATAGGACTACGGCTCTCGGAGCTGATCCAGGTGGCGTTGCGAATGGTATCTTGTCGGTATATGTGGTGAACGATTTAACTGTTCCCAATTCGACCGCCAACAATGACATTGAGGTAAACGTGTTTGTGTCTGCTGGTGATGATTTTGAGGTATTCGATCCCGATTCTCGGGATATCGAAGACTTGGTGTGGTTTCGACCTCAGATGGGGGAAGTATTTTCCCCACAGATGGCCGAAACAGGTCAACCAATGAATCAACCAGATGCAGATTTTACGAAGCGAGAAGATGAACCGATGAAAGATCAACCGTCGCAAGTGATGGCGCCGACGTTGTCCGACCAAGATCACACAATTTGTGTGTATTATGGTGACCCAGTAACGTCATTTCGCCAATGCTTAAAGCGGTATAATTATCATTCGGCAGTTTCATCAGCCGGTGCAATCACAGCCCCTACAATGATGGATTTGCGTAATAGCAATTTTCCGTATTATAGAGGTTATGCACCTGGGGCTGTACACGAAACTATTGTACCCGCCGCAGCAACTCCTTACAATTATTGTAAGATGACGTTGTTGAATTACGTCACTCCAGCTTTTACAGGCAGGAGAGGTGGACTGCGGTGGAAATACTTCCGGACAGGTGGTAACATACAGGAAACATCAATCATGATGGTTGCTCGAGATGCATCGTCCACAGGAGGTTATAATCAGCAGGAAACTGCAATGATCACAC